AGAGACTATTAAAGATGCTTTTTTGGGGTTTATTAATCTTATTACTTCATTGATTGATTTTGTTGTTGGTCTTATAAAGGATATTGTATATGTTGTTAAATTGACTGGTGGTTTTGTTGCTAAGATTCCTCGCCTTTTTTCTTGGTTGCCTACTCCAGTAATTGCATTATTTGTTACATTGTTTGCAGTAGTTGTAGTTTATAAGATTTTAGGAAGAGAGGGTTAGTGATGGTTGCTCAAACTATGAATATGTGTATTCAAGGTATTTCAGCTTCTTTTACTTGGATGGAGTATATATTTGCTCAATTAGATACTGGGTATTGGATTTTGGGTGCGTTTATGATTTTTAGTATCTATCGTCTTTTGATTCGTCCGGTTATTGGTTCTGCTGTTTCTTCCGGTGCAAGTGATACTGTTAGAAAATTAAAGAATAAAGGAGATGAGAAATAATGCAGAATTTTTATTATATATTGGTGCCTGTGTTGTTGATTATGATTTATCTCAGAATGGGGGATAAAAATGATTAGATTTATTATTCCTTTGGTTGCGTGTATGTCGCCAATGTTTGATTATGTATTAACACTTATTATTGCACTTGCGTTTGTTGCAACTGTGCCGTGTATCGTTAGGGGGATAGTGAAATTCTATGTATGATTTAATTTATCAGATTATTGACCATGCTTGGGAATCAGGAACTAATTACAGTTCAAATGAACAACAGTATATTTATTATATATGTGGTGTTCTTATCATTGTATTAGTAGTTGTTTTTATTGATTTGATTTATCGTGTATTCCGTCATTTTTGGCGATAGTACAAATATTAAGGAGAGGAGCGTATTGTCTATGTTGTCACAAGTTACATCTGGAATCACAACTGTTATTGGTTGGATTGGTACTGTACTTCAAGCGATTGTAGGAGAGACGGGCGCACTTAGTGGTCTTGCTCCGTTGTTCGCGATTGGTATTTCTATCAGCGCAATCATGTTAGGTATCAAAGTTGTAAGAGGCATTGTATGGGGTGCTTAGTAGGTTTTTGTTTCGGAAAGGAGAAAGTGTATGTTAGTTCATGTTACTGACGGAATTTCAACTGTTATCGATTGGATTGGTACAGTTTTGACCGCTATTGTTGGCGGTGGAGCGCTTAAAGATTTAGCGCCATTGTTTGCTATTGGTATCAGTATTAGTGCAATTATGCTTGGTATCAAGGTTGTACGTGGTATTGTTTGGGGTGCTTAGTACAAAATGATTTCCCCGCCCGCGAACGTGAGTCGCACGCGGGGAAATTTTCATTAGAAAGGGTTATATTATGGCGGTTTATTTGTTTTTTGGTTTGCCTGGCTGTGGTAAAACAACTATTATGTCGATGTTTGCTAATAAATTTGTAAAAGGTAAAAAGTATGATAATGTATATGGCAATGTTCATATGAAAATTGATGGATATACTTATATAGATAACGAATGTATTGGCAAGTATAATTTACAAAATGGTGCTATTCTTATTGATGAGGCAACTTTGTTTGCAGATAGTCGTGCTTATAAAGAATTTACAAAAGAAAGACTACAGTATTTTCTAGAGCATAGGCACTTTAATGTAGATATATATTTATTTACTCAGCAATGGGATGGTGTGGATAGAAAAATCCGTGTTATTACTGATAGAGTGTATTATGTTTATAAAGGCAAAATTTTGGGACATTGGTGGTCGACTTATTATCGTATACCTTATGGAATTATTATACCTGACCCTAATAAAAAAGGTGCTTCGGGTGAAAAACTTGGAGAAATTATTCAAGGATATTGTAAACCTAATATTTTAATTCGATTGTTTGCACCTAAAGTATTTAGACCGTTTTATTATAAGTATTTCGATTCATGGGAGAAATATCATCTTGACCCTTTGCCAGAACAGTATACAACTTATAAGAACGCAGTTCCTAATGGGTGACGTTAGGAACCCGTAACGAGCCTTGCGAGTTGATTAAACTTAACTTGCTAAAATCGACCTTGCGAAGCATGAGGTCGGGCTTGATTACCCAATAAAAGTGAGCGTAGCAATTTAGATCACGGCGACGAAGTCGGAAAGTGCTACTAAATTGCACCGCGAAACGCGTGTCCCTATATACTTGACAATAGGGACACTTAACACTCAATTTAATAAAAGGAATGGTTTTTGTGTTCAATGTAAGAGTTAAGCGATACTTAGACACTGAACAAATACAAATATTTTCTGAACCTTTAAAGTCTAAAGATAGTGAATGTGAGGATGATAGGAAAGTTAATTTTGAAACGGGCGAGATAGTTCCAACTAATAGAAAATTGATATATAATCCTTTTGATGATGAGATGATTATTGGTTATGATATTGGTAATGATGAGGATAATCTTGCTAGGTCTGTTAGACGTACTAAAAATAAGATATATGATATTGCTCGGAGTAATAAATGGGAATGGTTTTTTACATTAACGTTTAATCCTGATAAGGTTGATTCTTTTTCTTATGAAGATGTCACATATAAGTTGTCGAAGTGGTTAAATAATATGCGTAGGACTTGCCCAGATATGAAATATCTTGTTGTTCCTGAACAACATGAGAGTGGACGTTGGCACTTTCACGGATTGTTTTTAGGTGTGGATGATATGGTATTTGTTGATAGTGGTAAATTGGATAAGCGCGGTCGAATTGTTTATAACGTTGGTAATTATAGATTAGGTTGGACAACGGCAACAAAAATTGATTCTTTAGAACGTGCCATGAGTTATATTGCAAAATATACAACTGAAGAGTTATGCGCAGTTACAAAAGGGCATAAAAGATATTGGTGTTCACGTAATATTGATTTGCCAATTGTAGAAGATTTCTTCTGTGAGGGACAAGAGGCATTGAAACGTGAATTGTTGGATAAAATAGAGTTGTTGTATTCTAAGGATGTATTTTCTGATTTTGTTGATGTTACATATATTGAATTACCAATCTATACGATAAACACATCGAGTTTGTCACAAATGAATAATGGTTGATATGAGAGAGACGGCGTGAGCCGTCTTTTCTTTGTTTTACTCAATGCGACAAACGGGTGTTTATCGAGATTTAGCATGGCCCTCACATACGCGCTCGTCCCTCACCGAGCGCAACGGTATGTGTTGCCATGCGAATCGTTATAGATTAATCATCTGCTAATCCAAGAAAATAATCTGTTGTATGACAATATAATTTTGCAAGTTTTCCTAATGTTTCTAAGTCGGGTTCTGTTCTTCCTGATTCGTAACTTGCGATTGTTGATTTACTGATTTTAAGTTTTTCTGCTACTTCTCTTTGTGATAATTTGTTTTCTTTACGTGCTTCTATAATTCTATGTTTGAATACTTCTTTATACATATTTTTCCATCTCCTTTTGTGTTAGTATATCATGTTTATTTATAAAATTTACAAAATGTAGGCAAAGTAGTTGACAAAATGTAGGCAATGCCTATATAATGTAGGCAAATACAAAATATGGAAAGGAGATTTACAGTAAATGGGTGTGAAAGATGTTTACAGACAAGAGAGAACCTCTAAGGCTGGTAATACTTATCAAGTTATTGTGATTGTATTTGATAATGGTTACAAATTAGAGACTTTTTTGAATAATGAACAACAGTATATCTTATCTGATGTTCCTTTGATGAAATAGTCTTAGAAAATGTGAGGTCTTAATGTTATGAAGAGGTTGAAAGGGTACGGAAAAAAGATAGTGTCGCTTATGTGTGCGGTTATGGTTATTTCTATCGGTATCCTTTTAACCTCTTTTAATTCTTATGCTAGTGCAGTTGGGACAAATTTTGGGATTGAATATTTTGTTAATCACCCCGAACCGACAATAGGTGATAATGCTGGTTATATTACTATGCTTTGTCGTTTTCGTTCTACAGGTGAAAAAAGTATACAGACATTTTTTTGGACTTCCTATGCATTTAATTCGGTCGGCGAAGAATTGAAACATACTATTGATTTAACTGTTACAAATGATTATTTGAAGTTTGGATTGTCTGCTCCAAGTACAGTAACTTCTGCAAGATATACTGTGAATAATTATAATCAAACTGGACGTTTTCATCAAGTAGCACAATTTAGCGGTGCATGGGAATGGAGAGATTCTGATTGGGATATTTTGGCTTATAAAGTAAGCGGTAATGCTCATATTATTTCTAGTTCGATTGTGAATGAAAATAATCCTTTTACAGTATTTTTTTCAACAGATGGCTCATCTATTCTTTTAATGGATGTTATTAGTTTATTGCAAAGTAATAACAGTATTGATTCGTCTATTATGAATACTGTTTCTGGAATACTTAATTCTGTTGATGGTGTAGAAAATCAATTGTCGAGTGTTATTAGTTATTTGCAATCTGTTGATTCTAAATTATCTTCTATATCGTCGCAATTGCAACAAATTTATAACAAGGCAGATGAGATTTTAAATGAACAAAAGAAGTCTAATACATGGCTCGGAAAAATATGGGACTCTATTCAAGAATTTATTAATCCTAAAAGTGAAGATTCGTCAAAAACAGATGAGTTTCAAGATTCGTCAAATGCGCAAAAAAATGAGATTAACGATTTAAATGAACAGAATCAAGTTGATAAAGTTGATGTTGATTCTGCTTCTGAGCAAATCGATTCAAATATAAATTATGACAATATGTCGGAATATGGTGGTGTGCTTGCATCTGTAACTAATAATAGTTATGTTTTGCAAATGATTCTAGTGGTTGTGTCTATCGCTATTATTGCTTATGTCTTATTTGGAAAGAGGTAGTATATGTT